ATGAGTACCTTACAAGATGAACAATATGTGCGCTATCAACCCAAACCCGACTCTGTGTCAATTCGAAGTCTCCAGACGTCCCGTGCTTGCCCGTAAAATGGGGTATGTTCAGGCGGTTGAACACCCCCAAAAAAAAGAAGTACCAGCACTTGACTATAAAGATACGGCGGCTGCTAAAATGGAGGCTGAGCGCCAGCCTCGCCGTGTCGCCAGGATGAAGAAACTTAAGAAATTAAATGTCAATACAAAGTAAATGCTTGCCATTACAAACACACTAACCGTATTCGCTACCGATAAAAAGAACAGAGGGTTCAAGAGATTGAGTAAGAAGATTCAGAAGGAGCGTGACACTGATGTGGAAAAGATCAAAGAGAAGTTCACTGATATTTTCCGTGATGAACAGCGGCGCTTGAAAGGATACTTTGAGGAACATAACAAGCTAATCAAGAAGGATGATAAGCCCAAGAAGAGTGGTAAGAAGTCTATCGACTTTTACGAAAAGTAAACCATAGGGTACACAAAACAAAAAACATCGCTAGGGGTGGATTGTCCCCAAACCTCTCAGCCAATAGAGCGCACACCACGCTGTATTGGACGAGCCTAATTTCCTGTTGTGTTTTGACTATCGATCGTTTCATAGATCCCCTCGACTTTTGAAGACCTGTGACAGCGGTATTAATTTTACCAATGGTTCCAGGTATCTCCGTTGTCTTCATGAATATGTCCCCAACATCCACAGACTCTATGATTTGTTGTTGGATGAGCGGTTCCAGGTATGTGAAATAGTTGAAATCTGGATCAAGTTTGAGACAAATACCTTCGATCGTGGAGAAGGCTTTGGCAAGGTACACGAAACTACTCGGTACGACGAACGGTTTTTCGATCGCGAGTTGTGCGGCGAGGTCATCATTCACAATTCCAGAACCATCTAGGGTCTCCAAGTATCCTAATATGTTCTCAAAGAAGATTTCGATATCAGAAACATCCGAAGATGTTGGAACGATGACACCCAACTTGACGAGGGTATCAACTATACCGGCGGTGTCTCGCATAATGATAAACCCAAACAGTTTTGTGAATCCATCCCTCAATTCTTCCGATAATGTTACAAGTAGACCAAAGTCATAAAATACAAGTTTCCCTTTAGGTGAAAATCCCAAGTTACCCGGATGTGGGTCAGCGTGAAAGAGACCGTTATCCATCGTTTGAATGACATATGAATTAATCAGAGCTTCGCATATCTTCTTCTTATTTACTCTCTTGTCTGTAATCTCAGTCAACTTTGTCGAGGGTACATATTCCATGACAATCATCTCATCGTTGGAATATTTTTTGTAGACTCTCGGAACCTTTACCCAATCAACATCTTTCATACTTTTTTGAAACTTTATGGCGTTGTTAATCTCCTGTTGATAATCTGCTTCACCCAACAGGTACTCGATGGACTCATCAAGAACTGAACCAGAACTATTGCCTGTGTCGATACCCACGCGTTCTAAAAAGTGTACAATGTCGCGTATGGTATCGGTATCCTCTTTCATGATATCCAGGATACCTGGGCGCTTTAATTTTACAACAACTTTTTGACCGTTTTGGAGTACAGCCATATGGACTTGACCGATACTCGCAGATTTAAATGGTACAGGGTCAAATTCTTTGAAGATGTCTTGATTTACAAGTGTATTCATTTCCACGGGAGGGACGTCATCCTGTAATGATTCCAACTCTTTTGTAAATTCGGGTGGATAGAGATCCCCTCTCGTCGAAGCGATTTGACCTAATTTTACAAAGGTTGGTCCAAGTTCGAGGAGTTCCTCCTTCGTCCAACGACCCAATTCTGATTTATTTTGTACAGTGGCGTTTTTCCATAGAAATTTACCGGCAAATTTCCATGTTTTCAACTTTCTGTTAGGAAGCTTCACAGGAATCTGTTTGGCTACACATAACATCCTATTACCTGATGAGGTTTTTATTTTCTTAAGTTATATAAATGACAAAAGTTGCCAACCTATTTTCACCCGTGACTAGACCAGCGGAAATGTTTATAAACTCTCAACCCGTCTTCTTTTCGTTGATCATCTTGTATCAGGGTCTCTTCTCTGGTAATGCGATTGAAATCCCCATGAGGCTGAAGGCGCTGTTTGACAATAAAACATTCCGCTTCATGTCTCTCATGCTCATCGCGTTCAGTGCCACGAAAGACATCGAGTATGCACTCTTGTCGACTGTGATTTTCTTGACTGTCATCTATGCTTTCAAAACTCCTGAGGAGCGGAGGAAGACTGGTTTGATTTAATTTGTCAGTTAAAAGTAGAATGAAGATTCACATCGTTGGTGCTGGCCCGACAGGTATGTCCCTCGCATGGGAAATTTGTAGAACAGGCGAACATGACGTGACCGTCTATGATCGAAAAGTGTCAGCGGGTGGTTCTTGGTGGGAACCTGATATGGAGGTTCGAGACCTTCATGCACATAGGATTGTTTTCGATCGAGCGTTTATCAACACACAATCACTCTTCAGAGAGATGGGTATTTCTTGGGATGAGATGTTTCGACCCAAAGACAACGGTGAACACATAAACTATGTTTTCCGTTCTCTGAAACCAAAAGACTATGGTACACTTGTGTCACTGTTTTCGAGAGTACTCACACAACCAAAAAAGTACAAAACCATTTCACTCAAAGATGCTGTTGGAACCTTAACGGAGAGTGGCCAGGCTTGCATCGAACACCTCCCACTCATCATGGATGGTGTCACTTGGGATGTCATGACTGCCTATGAATTTGTACAAAACTTGAATCATGTGGCACTCTCACGACCCTGTACACAGAGGGTTTCTGGAAAAGTCATGTGTGATGCTATGGAAGAAGCACTCCTCAACATAGGTGTGAACTTTGTTTTCGGAACAGAGTTGAATGGGGTGGAGTATGGTGAGGATAGTTTCAGAGCATCATTTTCTAATGGAACTGTCATTGATGACGGTATGCTTTTCCTATGTTTGGACAATAGTCCAGCTTTCAAGTTGATGGGAGATAATTGGGGATCTGACATGGTAAAGAACGTAAGGGATAGTACTTACGGAGCAATCAATGTTCTTCTGGATTACGAAAAGGTTCCAGAAATCAAATCAGACCTCGAAGTTGCTGCAACTACCAAATGGAATCTCCAACCCAAACTTCTGTATGGAACGAAAACAATATCGTGTGTCATTTGCCATCTCACCAAAGAAATTCTCGCGACTGATCCCGAAACATTGAAGGCTGAAGTTGTGAAACAGTTGGGTGTACCCAAACCCAAAGAAGTACGCATAGGTTGGGGTGCCGAATGGAATGGAGAAAAGTGGGAGTTCTCCCAATCCTCGGGTGTTCTCAGCCTCGATGGACAACTCCCCTTTTTTGGAAAGTGTTCCAAAGTGGCTATGTGTGGTATGATGTCTCCTCGACACACACCATACTCGAGTATCGAGGCTGGTATCGAAGTTTCGAGAACCCTCAGTCATCAGTGTTTTGGAACGCGTGAGCCTCTTCGACCCATACTTCTTTCCCAGGTGATATTGATCACCATCGTATTACTTATAGTTTTAGTGTTAGTCTATCGTAACAGAAATCAATGAAGTTTGTGGCGAAAGTTCATGAACCCATGTATGATTTCAATAGTAAAAAGTATATCCGTTTTATAATTCCTGCCAAAGTCTCGGAAATTATAGAACGAATGCATACATTGAAGCAGTGTCTCATCAAAAATAAACATGTGGACAACCCCCTCGATGGTCACGTCCTCACTGTGAAGGTTCCGTTTCGTTATAGACGGGTGATGTGTGAAGTTAGGGGTCGACCCATGCAATCTCTCATGAAAGGGGATGAAGTTGAAATTGAAGTGGATTTTAAGGGTGTTTGGAATGTTGAAAATTACTCGGGGTTCTCATGGATACTCGCAAGTTCTTCTTTAGTCAATTAAAGTTTGTAGTCGTGATTTGGGTATGACCACCCTAACTAGAACTGGGTACCTCGTGAGTGAGGGTCCACTCCAAGAAATTAAAAAGGAACTTACCGTAAGACCTCAAGTCAATGGAGACTTTGGATTTCCTCCACCGCCTTTCAAAGTTTTCAGAGCAACTAAAAATGGAGTGTGCATTCCAAGATTCTACGGAACTTCTAAACTTGGGGAGCCTAAAGAGGATCGAAGACCAGAACCCACACGAATTCAAACAAAGTTCGCTGGACAACTCAGAGATGCCACACACCAAAATGAAGCAATGTCAGCTGCAATTAAAGCAGGCCATGGCATCCTTTCTTTACCATGTGGTTACGGCAAGACGACGGTTTCCCTGGCCATAGCTTGTAAATTGGGTTATAGGACGATGATTGTTGTGCACAAACAGTTCTTGGCGGATCAGTGGAAGGAGCGGATACAACAGTTTTGTCCAGGCGCCACGATTGGGGTTGTTCAACAGAACAGGAAGGAAGTGGATTGTGATTTTGTCATCGCGATGCTCCAATCCCTTTCCCTCAAAGAGTATTCATTTGCCGATTTTGACACCGTGGGTACTCTCATCGTGGACGAGGCTCACCACATTTGTGCCAAAGTGTTTAGTCAGAGTCTCTTCAAACTCTGTCCTCGACACATCTTTGGACTCTCAGCAACCCCTGAGAGAAAGGATGGCCTCACAAAGGTACTCCATTGGTTTATGGGTCCCACCTTTTTCGCTGTAGAGAGGAAGAATCAGGGACAGGTTGAAGTGTTTCCAGTGACATTCGATTCACCAAACTACAGGAACCCACCACCCTCTATGAGGAATGGAAAGATCTCAATGCCTAACATGATCACAGAACTTGTCGAGGATCGTCAGAGAAACAAGATGTTGGTGGAACTCGTGAAGAAAGCTTCGTCCGGAACAAGACAGCTCCTCGTTCTCAGTGATCGACGTCAACATTGTGAACTTCTACACCAATGTTTCCCCAAGACATCTGGACTCTACATGGGTGGTATGAAGGAGGCTGCTCTCCAAGAATCTTCCAAGAAGAAGATCATCTTCGCAACATTCAGTCAAGCCCACGAAGGTCTTGACATTCCAACCCTTGATACTGTAATCCTCGCGAGTCCAAAGTCAGATATTACTCAAAGTATTGGTCGTATCATGAGAGAAACCAAGGGTAAGAAAAATGATCCACACATCTATGATGTCCATGATCCATGGTCAGTGTTTACGGCGATGTACTACAAGAGAATGAAAGTGTATCGACAAGGTGGGTTTAAGATTCATGGGAAGTCTATGGATGAAAAAAAGAGTGAGTTCCCTCAGGGAAAGTGTCTGTTTTTATAATCTGAACATCTATTAAATGTCTGGTGCATTAATACAGCTCGTGTCTAAAGGTGTTCAAGATCTGTACCTCACAAGTGAAGAGGGACATTCTTTTTTCCGTATGAAGTTTGCTCGACACACAAACTTTTCACAAGCTCCCAAGTTTATCAAAACTATCAGTTCCACTGACACTTCTATAACTATTCCAGTTTTGGGTGATGTCATTAATGGGTTGTGGTTTGAAGCGACATCTAGGACAGCCAACATCTCTTCAAACCTTTTTTACAACTCCACCATAGATCTCTTTATCGGTGGTCAAAAGGTTGATTCTCAACATTACGACTACTACAGTGACATCTGGCCAAACTATATGGCGG